GCCGATCATCGACCGCAGGCCGTTCGCCAGTTCGGTCAGGTCCGTGCCGAAGTCCTTGACGAGCTGCACGCCGTCCGCGATGGCCGCGAAGAACCCCTGCACGACCGGAACGACCTGTCGGGCAGCGTCCGCCACGAAGCCGAAGACATCGCTCAGGGCCTGCGCTGCCTTGCGGCCGTCCTCACTGTCGAGGGCATCGCGCAGGGCGCGGGCGAGAGCGCCCATCGACTCAGCGAACCCGCCCGACCCGACGTTCTGGCGGAACTTGTAGAGCGAGGTGTCCAGGCGCTGCAGTTCAGCCTGCCAGGACTTCGAGGCCGTGACGACCTGATCCTTCACTGCCTTGGCGTACTCGTTGGCGAACAGGACCAGGTTCTTGGCGCTGACCTGCCCCTTCTCCATCGCCTTGAACAGCTCGGCGGGCGACATCCGCATCGCCTTCGCCATCATACTCATCGCGCCCGGCAGGGAATCACCAAGCTGCTGCGAGAGTTCTTCCGCCGTGATCTTGCCCTTCGACATCATCTGCTCGAGGGCCTTGAAGACGCGCTTCTGCTCCTCTGCGGACAACTTGAAGACCCGGCTGACCTCGCTCATCTTCGAGAAGACGAAGAACGTCTCCTCTGCGGACGCCCCGCCCGATCGGGCGGCCACGGCGAACCGGGAGTAGCCTTCCGCCGCGCCACGCAGGCTGGTACCCAGGCGGTCGGCGTCCGCCTCGACCATCTTGAGCTGCCGGGAGACTTCCTGCGGGTCGTCGCCGAAGGCCACCGCCATCCGGTTCGTGACGGCCTGCATCGAGGTCACGGCGTCCAGGCTGGCGCGCGCCTCGTTGATGACGCCGAACAGGCCGACGTAGGCCGCGGTGAGCGAGAGGATCTGGCCCCGGATGCGCTGCGTCAGCGAGAGGGCCGTCCGTTGCTCGTCACCCCACTTCTTCCCGGCTTCCTGGGCGCGCTGGGTCGCCTGCCCGAGCCGGGTGGTGCTGTCCGATGCGGCGTCCAGCGCGCGGCGCAGCGCCTGCGCCTGCTGGACGATCCGGGCCTCCGCGTCCGCGAGGTTGCGCAGGTCAACTCCCGCTTCCCGCAGGCGCCCGCCCATCTGCGAGACGGCCGCCGCCTGGCGCTGGTACGCGCCCACCAGCCGGTCCAGCTCAGCCCGCTGCTCCCGGAGACCCTGCTCGAGCGCATCGTCGCTGGTGCCGGACGCGCGAGCCTGCGCGGCGTAGGAGGCCAGAGACTGCCTGGCGCGCTCGAGAGCACTGCCGGTGCGCTCGAATTGCTGCTGCGCCTCCCGGTAGCCGTCGAGGGCACCGGCCTGGCGCTCGGTCTCCCGCAGGGCCTTGCCCAGCAGCAGGTGATCCTGGGCGAGCTGCTTGAGGTCGTCCCCGCCCTGGTGGAACGCCTGAGACGCGCGAGCCTGGCGTTGCGTGACCGCAGCCAGCGCCTGCTCGATCTCGCTCATGCTCATGGCGGCCTGCCGCGCCGGGTCGGTCAGCTTTCCGATCTCCTGCGCGAGCGTGCGCGTGCTCGGCGCCGCCTTGCTGGCGAGATCCCGGGCTTCGTCCGCCAGCTTGCGGTAGTCCTCGGCCGCCTTCTCCGCTTCCCCGCCGAGAACTCGCAGGTTGCTCGCGGCTTCCTTTTCCTGCGCGCGCTGGCGGGCCAGAGCGTCGGTGGTGGCCTTGATCGCTTCGGCGCGACGGCGCTCCCGCTCCTCGTACTCGCGGATCACCGCCAGTTCGCTGGCCGCCTGCTCCTGCCCTCGCTGCTGCTGGCGCGCTCGCCCGGCCGCTTCCAGCACGGCGAGCCGATCGCTCTCCGCCTGCTCCGCCTTGCGAGCGGCCTCTGCAGAGGCGGCGGCAGCCGCTGCTACCGTGGCTTCTGCGTCGGCCTTGTCCTTCAGGGCCTGCTTCTGGTCCCGGATGGCCTGGGAGTAGCCCTGGACGTTGATGGTCGCACGGTCGAGGCCGGCGACCGCGGCACGCTCGGCGGCGGCCAGTCGCTGCAGCTCTTCCGCAGCGTTCGAGGCGTCGACGCCGATAGCCTGCAGTTTGTCGGACGTGGTGCCGAGCGACTTTTCCGCTTGACGGGCCGAGGTGGTCGCCGCCTTCACCGCCTTGGAAAGTGCGTCGAACTGCGCGGCTTGTTCCGCCGTGCGGTCCTTCTTCTTTTCCGGCAGGGTGGCCTGGAACTCCTCGAGCGCCTTCTTGGCTTCGGTCAGCGACTTTTTCGCCAGGGCAGCGCCGCGTTGCGCGCCCTCGAAGCTCTCCAGCAGGGCTTTGCGCCCCGCCAGCTCGGCGGCCACCTGCTCGAATTTCCGAGCTTCAGAGGTAAGTTCCTGCAGGGACTTGCTCGCCGGCCCGCCTTCCTTGTCGAGCGCATCGAGCGCGACGGTCAGCTTCTCCAGCGTGACGAGCAGATCGTCCAGCGGCTTGGTCTTGATCTCGCTCGTGCGGATGACGAGATCGGTGGTTACGCCCTTAGAGGCCATCGGTGAGATCCTTCAGTGTGCGGCGCAGGGCTTCGTGGGCCTCCTTGCCGCCCAGCACCGTGGCGATGACCGACTGCATGAGGCTGGCCGTGGTCGCGTGCTGCACGTTGACCCGCTGCTGTGCGATTGTAGCCTCCGACCACAGGAAGGCGATCGGGTAGTGCGCAGCGTCCGGGTGGCCTTCCGACATCAGGAAGCTGACCATCCGGCGCTGCTGGAGCATCCAGCTCAGCGCATCACGCTCGGGGCCATCTTCGCCGCCGACGCGCCGGCCCGGAGCATTCCGCCCAGACCGGCCAGGAACTTTGGGACCGCGCCCTCGTCGGTGAAGGTGAGTTTGCCCACGGCGATGAGGGCGTCGAGCTGGACCGGCAGGGGCAGGCTGCGCACCACGTCGACCGCATCCGGTTCGTCGCTGGCGAGGGCGATCACCGCCGCAGCGAGGTCAGGGACCGTCTGGGCCAGCACGGAGGCCAGCGAGCCCATGTTCTCGGCGTCTTGCTTGGCGATGATCTGACCGGCGGCCAGGAACTCGTCACGGTGGTCTTCCAGCAGGGTGCCGAGGTCGTGAAACGTCAGGCCCCGGACCGAGAATTCGGTGCCGTCCGGCAGGGCGATGTTCTGCTTCGGCGCGCGGTAGGACTTCAGGCTCATGGGATTCTCGCGGATGGTTGTTGGTGCCAGAAGTCTAGCCCCAAAGGAAAAGGCCGCCAAGTCGCAAAACCTGGCGGCCTCACCCTGCACGCAAGAGAACACAAGCCCCGGCTGAATACTACGCCCGCCGGGGCGTCATGGTCAAGCGGGCCGGCCGTCGATGATGACCGCCGGGGTGGCGGCGTTCTTCTTCAGCACCTCGAGGTTCAGCTCGAGCGTCTGCCAGTCGGTGCCGTCGCCCTTGATGGCGAAGTCGCCATTCGGGCTCAGGGTGACGGACGGCAGCACGATGTCGCGGTTCGTGCCTTCCGGGTTGTCCGCGACGAAGTGCAGCAGGCCCTTCGCTTCCGTGCCCGCGGAGATCACGCGGTCGCGGGTGCTGGCCGCCGAGCTGTAGGTGCCGGAGAAGTCGCCGGCCACCAGAACGTGCAGCAGGCCGAGGTCCAGGTCCAGCTCGTAGTCGACGCCCAGCACCTTGCCGGCGATCGTCACGGTCGTCACCTTGCGGACGCCGGCCGGGTTCGCTTCGGTCGCGCCGAGCTGGAACGTGGTGTCGGCCGGCAGGTTGCCGGTGGTGAAGGCCACGTTCGAGGCGGCGGTCGCGGTGACGGTCGACTTCTCGCCCAGGAAGAAGTAGGCCAGGTTGTCGAGCGAGATGTTGTCGGTCGTCAGCGAGCCCGAGTAGTTCGCCTCGATCGTGATTGAGCGGTCCTTCGAGCGGACGCGGGTGTCAGCGGTGTAGTGGTCGAGCTTTTCGACCGAGCCCGACAGGTTGCAGCCCGGCGTGTTGCCGAGGTACAGGCGAGCGGCCTGCGGGGTCTGGGTGCCCGGCAGGAACGGCGCGAAGTACAGCCGGCCACGGCCCAGCGTGATGTTGTCGGAAACGGTGTGGGTGATCGCCATGTCGGCTCCTTCAGGTCAGGCGGTACGGGTCCGTCAACGACTCCTTGAGCTTGACGGTCACGGGAAGATAGAAATACGCCCACGATGATACTTGATCGGGGGGACGGACAGTACCGGGGCCGATCGTCAGATCGAGGATCAGATCGCCCAGCAGGTAGTACGGCGCCGACTCGGGCCGGCGGTCGATCAGCATGGCGAGGGCCTGCTTCACGTCGGCGGCCAGGCGGTACGCCGGATCAGTCGGGTTGCTCGGGTCGTCCTGCGCCCAGCCCTGGAAGTACAGCGGCCAGTCGTCGAGCTGCATGCCGTTCTTGGCGGTGACGAGATCCTGGTCCGGGCGGGGCGCTTCCAGCACCGACACCATCGGCAGCGGATCGTCCTGGCCGAACACCGAGCGGCCACGGAACACCCGCCCCTGCAGGTCATGCTGGAAGCCGTTGGAGACGCGCACCTGCGCTTCGATGTGGGCGCACAGCGCCTTCAGGATCACGAGTCGCTTGGGGTCAGCCACGGGTCAGCCTCGAGTATTGGCGCTGGAATTCAGCCTGGAGCTTCGCTTCGACACGCGGGACGATCGCCGGCATGAGCTGGGCGAACATCTGGTTCACGCTCGGGCCAGACAGCAGGTAGAGGTTCCGACCGATCTGGCGCGCGGCCTTGGAGTTCCGCAGAGCGCCCTTCGTGCGGATCGCCAGGCCCACGCCGGCCGCGCCGTTCGGCGTCGGGATCAGGAAGGCGTAGTTGTCGCCGCCAGGCGCAGACCACTGCTTGACCGATCCGCCCACCAGCACCTGCGTGCGCGGGTGGGGCGTGCCCGGCTTTTTCGCCCCGACCACGAACCGGCTCAGGCCGAGCGGGTTGTTGTCGGCCGAGATGATCGCTTCGGGGCGCGCGCTGGTCGGGCGCTGCGAGACGCGGAAGCGCCGAGCGGCCAGGGCGTCAGCCGGCAGGTTGACCGTGGAAGTGAACATCCGGGCCGCCATGTTCTTGCCCCAGTCGGCCGTGTCGGAGACGGCGAGCTTGGCGGCTTCCTGCGCGACTTCCGGAGTGCGCTGCAGGAACGTGGCGAGGCCCCTGATGTCGGCCGAGGCTACTCGGATCACACGGCCACCACTTCTGCCGATCGGAACCGGCCGTTGCGGGGGTAGAGGTGGTCGACGCGGTATTCGACACCCTCGACCGTGACCAGCGCGTTGCGCACCGGCTCGACCTCGGTGGTGTCGAATACCAGCCGATCGACGGGATCGCGGACTTCCGCGTACCCGTCCGACTGGAGATCACCGTGGCGGATGGCCGATGCGTGCCACCGCACGGTGAGAGAAAGGGGCGAACCGACACTGCCCGGCGCCAAGTAGGTCGCCGGCAGTCCGAAAGCCTCGTGCACTGCTGCACGGGCTTCGGCGCGGAAGGTCGCCCAACCGGCCATTACGCCGGGTCCGCGGGAGGGGTGACGCGGGTGGCGGCGCCGGCTTCCAGCAGGAAGGCGGCGTCCGCCTCGGAGGCCGAGAACTTCTCGCCGGGGCGGACGACCTTGGCGGCCAGGTGCACCTCGTGAACAGCCACGAGGGCAACCATCTTGACGGGGGCGGTGGTTGCCATGAGATTTCCTTCGGATCAGGCGGTGACGCGGGCGCGCAGGGTGGCGTTCGGGCGGCCCGGCACCATCAGCGGCGCGCTCTGCGACAGCAGGTTCCGGCGCGACGGTTCTTCCGTGACCCACGACTTCGTGAAGATCGGATCGGCGCGCAGCACGTCCACGTCCAGGATCGCGCCGAAGCAGCGGGCCAGGTCCAGGCCACCAGTGGCGATCATCAGCACGTCGCGCGGGTCCATGATCTCGACCGTGGTGGCCTCGTTCAAGTTGTAGGTCTCGCGGTAGACCCAGAACTGGCGGTTGCCGTCCGAACCCTTGTACTGCAGCGGGGCGCCCGAGCCCGGGGCGATGTTCAGACCCCCGACCTGTTCAGCACCGCGGCGGATGTCCAGCAGCTCCTTCAGGCCCTGCGCCTTGCGGAACTTGGCCCAGGCGGCGGTGCCCATGATGACGACATCGGCGGGGTAGTTGCAGGCGTCCTGCATGCGGATGCCCCAATCCTCGAGGTTGTCGAGCGGGTCGATGCCGGAGTCACCCCAGCGCGAGCCGGCGGCCAGGGTGATGCTATGGTTGGCGGCGCGGCCGAAGTCGATCACCTGGCGCGGGTACGCCTCGTCCTCGACCGTCAGGGTGCCGTACAGCATGACCTCGGCGGCCATCAGGTTCCAGCGGCGCTCGATGGCGTCACGCTGATCGCGCATGTAGGCAGCCAGCAGGGCTTGCTGACGCTGCATCGGCGACTGGGTACCGCCGTAGGCTTCGCCCGGGGTGCGGGACAGCGTGCGGCTCGGGTCGATCGTGTGACGGATCTTCACGTAGGCCGGCTTGTACTTCTGCGTCTCGTAGCCGGTGTCGCGCTGCGGCTGGCCGGCCACGGTCGGCATGACGTAGGGGGCGGCGAGGCGCTTGTCGGTCTGCACCACGTCGAAGTGGATTTCCTCGGTGTCGAAGTTGAACTGCCGGGTGGCGAAGTTCAGCCAGAAGCCAGGGACCGACGGCTTGGTGTTGCGGATGACGCCCGCGAGCGTCTGAGTTTCGTAGATGTTGATGCTCATGGCGGTCAGGCTCCGAAGGCGGTCTTCTTGACGCGGATGCGGCTGCCGACCGGGAAGGCGGCCATCTTGGCGTCGTCGGTGGTCAGCGAGGCGTGGAAGGTCAGCGCGCTCACGGCGAACGAGCCGGAGGTGATGACCTCGGCCACGGCGTCAGCGGCGGCGACCTGCGGGTAGGCGGCCAGGGCCACCGGCACCTGGCTGCCGTCGCTGGCGCCCGGGTTGTGCGCGGTCAGCTTGCCCGAGGCGGTGATGCGGCCGAGAACCTGCAGGTAGGCGTAGGTGCCGGCCACGAGGGTGCCCTGCTGGGTCGTGACCTCGGACATGTCGGCGTAGACGACGCCGGGGGTGAAGCTCTCGGTGCTGCGCGAGACGATCGGCGGGTAGGCCATGATGGCTCCTTACTTCTGGAAGGCGATGATCTGGGCGACGAGATCGTCGGTCGCGCCAGCCGCTTCGGCCGGCAGGATGCCCGGGGTACCGGCGGCAGCCATCGCGGCGGCCAGCGGGTCCGCGGCCGGGGCGGCAGCGGCGGGCGCCTTGGCAGCGCGCGGGGCGGCAGCCAGGATGCTCACGGCCACGTCGGCGGCCAGGTCGGTGTCGAACGCCAGCTTGTTCGCCAGCTCGCCGCGGCCTTCGGCCTCAGCCCCGGTGATGATGGCCTTGATGCGTGCGCGCTGCTCCGCGCCCGCGACGGCGGCCTTGTCGATGTCGGGCACGGGTGCCTCCTGAGATTGAGCGCCGGCTGCGGCCGGCAGGGAAGCGACGAACGCCGCGTAGGCGTCCGGCGCGTTGGAAACTGCGTCGATCAGGCCGACCGCCAGCGCATCGGGGGCGCTGTAGGTGCGGGCCTCGGTGGCGCGGATGGCCTCCGCGGTCAGGCCGGGCCGCATCGAAGCGACGTGATCGACGAAGGCGTCATAGAGCTGGTCGACGCGCGCCTGCATGTCGGCACGCACGTCATCCGGCAGGGCGGCGTAGGGGTTGCCGTCGACCTTGTGCGCCCCGGCGTGCACGAAGCTCACCTTGAGGCCCATGCGGTCGAGCATGCCGGACTGGTCCAGGTGCATCCGCACGACGCCGACCGAACCGGCGCCACCAGACGGGATGGCTGCGATTTTGTCGGCAGCCACCGCCATCCCGTAGCCTGCGGAGTAGGCCGCGGAGTTGACGATGGCGAGGGACGGCTTGCCAGCGATGGAAGCGCGCACCTGCTGGGCGGCCTCGAACGCGCCGGCCGCTTCACCGCCGTAGCTGTCCACGTCCAGCACCACGCCGCGCACCTCGGGATCTGCGCCCGCGGCTTCCGCCATACGGACGATCGCCTGGTAGCCGGTCAGGTCCGAATAGGCGCCGCCGAAGCGGTTGACCAGAGCGCCACGCACCGGGATGAACGCCACGCCAGCTTCCGGGTCGAAGGCGAACGCCTTGTCCTCGCGGCCCACCGCTTGAGCGCCGAAGACAGCCGCCACGTCCAGCGCGTGATCGAACGGCTCGCGCTTGGCTGGAGCTTCTGCGCGCAGCGAATGCGCGAAGGCCGCCGCGCCATGCGGGGCGACCAGCAGGGGTTCGGCGGAAATCTGGTGCAGGTCGATCATTGTGCTTCCGATGGTACCGCAGGTTTTACTTTTGCGGCAACGCCAGCGTCAAGATCCGGCAGGTCGAGCTTCTTCAGCTCGGCGCGCTCGCGCGCACGCTGGGCGAAAACCTTGCGCCAGTCCTTGCCGAGACGCGCGCACTCGTCTTCCCAAGTCGACAGGCCCTTCTCGATCCGCGCGATCGCGGCTTCTGTTTCCTTGGCCTCGTCGATCTGTCCGCGAGCCGCGCCGATCCATTCCGCCGCGCAGTAGGCGTCGCGGTGGCCCGGGGCGTAGAAGTCGGCGCGCGTGCGGCCGGCCGGCAGGGGCAGCTCGCCACGGCTGATCGCCTCCTCGACCCACAGGCCATAGATGAAGTTGGCGATCTTGTCGGCGGTCCGGCGCTTCTTGCTGACCATGTGGCGCCAGGACTGGCTCATGCTGGCCCGGGCGCTCGAGTAGTTCGTGTTCGTGTAGTCCCGGCTGAATTCTTCGTAGCTCAGGCCGAACGACGCGGCGAGGTGCCGGAGCATGCGCGCCTCGAACTGCGTGTCGCCCACCTGGCCGGCGGGGTAAAACTTCAGCTTGGTGCCGGGGTAGAGATGCGGGATCTTCACGCCGTCGAGCTGCAGGGCGCGAGCGTTGCCGGCGTAGGCCGCCAGGCCGGCCATGTAGTTGTTCAGCGGGTTGTCCGGCGAGACGTTGCCGGCGCCGAGCGAAGCGAACACCGCCTCGTCCGGCAGTTCGGACTCGATCGCCGCCGCGTACATCGCGTTCGTGACGGCGTTCTGCAGCACCACGTCGCGGTACTGCTTCGTCATCTTCATCTCTTTCAGCACCGACACGATCGTGGAGATCCCGCGGTGCATGTCCGCGTCCGTCTCCTCATAGATGTGCAGCACCTGGGGCCGGCCCCACGGCAGCGAGCGCGCGACCGTGCGCCACGTCCACACCTCGTCGCCGACGTAGGGGTCGTAGCGGTGGCCGTTGCGGATGTGGTACGCGACGGGGTAGCCCCACTGCGGATGCAGCTCGACGCCCTTGCGGCGCGTGCGGGTGTCCTCACCGTCGCGCGGGTTCGACAGCCGAGAGGGCGACACCACCGTCACGGCAGTGGAACACGGGCGCATGGCCTCGCGGACCCACTCGGCCACCAGCAGGGTTTCGCCGGTCGCCATGTAAATTTGCACCCCGAGCCGCACGATGTCGGTGAGCGTCTTGGTGCGGGAGGTGTCCAGCCAGGCGGAATCGGAGTCCGCCAGCATGTTGAACCGGGTTTCGGCTGCGAGCTGGAATTCCTCGGCCCACGCCTGGTCCGCGCCGAGCGCCAGCCAATTCGGCCGCGAGTTCAGCACGTACTGCGCGCCGACGATCGAGTCCTTGGTGATGTCCGTCGCGGACGCCACGAAGCCGTCATTCTGGATGCGGTCGCTCGCACGGCCGTCCAGCAGCTCCTTCTCACTCAGAAGCCGAACGTCTGCCGGGCGCAGGTCCGGCATCCAGGTCGCCATCTCGCGCGTCGTGCGCTCGGCGCCAGTGACGCCACCGCCGAAGGCCAGCGGCTTCCCGTGCTGGTCGAGGAGCGCGGTCAAAAGATCACCCCCATCGGCCCGGTCGTCGGCGTGGAGCCATTCGACGCGATCGCCCGCTGCAGCTCCAGAATGTAGGCCCGGAGCTGCGCGGAGTTGGCCCGCGTGTACTCGACACGCTCGCCGTTCTGGTCGACGACCACGAGCGGCTGACCCCCGATCATCAGCCGGTGGTAAGCGTCCTCAGCTTGGACGAGCTTTTGAGCCAGGGTCAGGGTCGCCATGCGCGGATGGTACCACGAGTTCCTGCACCTTCTGCTTGGCGAAC